ACCGTGGTCAACGAACCTCGGACCTTGCACCACAAATCCGCCCCGTCCCGCGAGACATGGTGGGCCTCGACGCCAAAAGTCTCCAAGATGTACGCGGCGAGGAACTCGCCAGCCCGACCAATCTTCGTAGACACGATAAGATCCCGCCCATTACAGGCAGGATCCTATCATACGCTTCGTGCTATTTCTATGTCAGATCAAGCCCTTAGGCTTGGACCACACGTCACATCCCAACAAACTGCTTGTAGAGTGTGAGAGCGTCCTCCTCCTCGCGCAATTCATCCGCATCGCGCTTGCGCTCTTTGACCAACCGCTTCAGAGCCTTGACATTGTAGCCCTTGGACTTGGCCACCACGTAGAGATCGCTCTCGTCTTTCGAGGCATCAGCCTTCGTGGCCTGCGCCGACTCGATTTCCGCCAAGAGGTGTGACAACTCCCTCGCAGCCGTGTCGTTGGCCGTCTGGTTGTGGGCTGCGAAGTCGGGATCGTCTTTAAACTTGAGTGCCATGATGCAAGGTCCTAGGTTCGCGGTTCTTGGACCTTGGTAACAGGCAGACTGTTAGCTGTCAACAATCCGCCGGGTCTTTTCCACCCTTTTCTTCCGGCTTTTCGCCGCGCTTGCGCCCCGATGACAGCATGATTCCCGACAACGTCCCCGTCAGGAACGTGGCAATGGGGTTGATGAGCGCAAAAAACTTCTCGTCGTTGGGCGCACTGCCGCTCATGGGCTGCGTCACAAAGATCAAGCTGTACAAAACAGCAAAAATTGTCCCCGTCAGGGTCAGCGCCAAGCAGATCCCCACAAAATAGCGAAGACGCGCGTCCAAAATTTCCGGCAAGTCACTCACAGACGTCCTCCTTGGGCATCAAATACTCCGGGCACGTCCCGTTTGCCTCGCAAACAGGGGGCAAACACTCCGCCGAGGCGAAATTGGCCGGATCCTGGCACGGATACCGGTAGCTGCCGTCGCCAGCCCACCAAAAAACCCAAGCCACGCCCCCCAAAAACACCACCGGCCAGAACATCAACAACCGTCCCATGCTTACCACCGCCCCTGACTGCCGCCCAACAGATAAACCGCCGTCCCCAATACCGCCGATCCCGCAACCAAAGCCAAAGTCCCCACCAGCCAGAGTACAAAAGCCTCTTTCAGCTCCTCCCGCCGATACGCAGTCCGCTCACGCTCAGCCTTAACACGCCGCAACGTGTCCTTGTACTCCTCCAAACCCGTCGCACCGTACGAATACCCAATCATAGTCTCCAGATCATGCCGCAATGCAGCGATCTTCTTCTGCGCCGCAAAAGCCTCAACAGCCTCCGCCTCCGCAGACCCCGTCAGACTCTTCCAAATACTGGGATTCTTGGCCTTCTCAGCCGCATAATTCACGTCACTCACCGCACCGGCAAACTTTACCAGCGCAGATGTCGCGTCACGACCCGCCGCAATCAAAGACTGCGCGTTGCTAACCGCACTCGCAGCCATGGCCAGCGCACTGATCGGATCCATCTCTTCGCCCTAACTCAAACTTCCAGAAGCCCACTCCAAACAATGCTGCCCAGCAATCCACCACCCAGCCAAGAGCCGAGGTTCAAGGTCCAAGAGACCATCAGCTAAGGCCTCGTTGCACGAATCTCGGTCCGCGAAACTTGGACCTGGGATCGTCTTGCAACCAAGCTCCATGCTGCAGATGAGGATCAACGGAACAAACATCTCGGCCATCGTACCATGGACCGCCGAACGAAAATATCCCCGCGATTTTTGAGACCAGAAAACATGCTTTGCGTTTGCATCAAATAACTAGGGGTGGGGGACTTGTGGTCTACTTGTGACCCAACGGAATTAGGCCCGACAAAATTTACCGTACCAACTACATAGGCCCGCGCCTGGAGAAGCCGGGGCCAAAAAAGGGGGGTGGGGGGTGTCGCGGCGCGCGTTGTCGACGTCGACGGCGCGGGGTTACCCCCAAAGGATGGGCGGGGCGGGGCGGCGAAGGTATCGAAAGATAGTGGCAAGGCTGTGCCTGGGCCGTGCTTTCTTGTGCGTGGCATGTTGACAACGCACAAAACATGTGACCATATCTTGGATATGGCAGGGCGGTCCTGCCATTTAACAAGGAGTAAAGACCATGGCGACCATCAATCAACTGCTCAATGCATTCCAAGCGGCAGAGGCCTTTGACGCCCGCGTCAATGGCACGTCCAAGGACGTGGCACGCGCGGAGCTGGAAGCTCTGGCCCGGTTCAAGAAGGCGATTGAGATCCGCATTACCGCGTATCGCGAAGTCGCGGTGCAGGATGGCATTGCGGAATTCAAGCAGGTCTGGACCGACGAGCATGTCGTGAAGGGCCACTATAAGAACCGCTTCACGTGGATTGACTAACAGACTTGTGCCCCGGTCATGCATCGCGTATGATCGGGGCATGCACCACCTGCATCTTAACAAGGAGAAACAGACCATGAGAAAATCCTATGTACTCGAATCGTCGCTGCAGATCTGCATGCTGATCGAGCTGAAAGAGCTAGACGAAATCCTTGCGCTGATCGAGCCGCTTACCAATGGCGAGAATGGCGACTGGAAAGCGCGCGACGTGCTGGAAAAGCTTAGCGGCTTGCGCCGCGATAGCGTGGCCGAGGCCAAGCGCGAGTTTGACAAGCTCGCCAATAAGCAGTGATGCACCGGTGTCTGGCCCGGCAACGGGCCAGCATCCCGTGCATCCCGCACGCTTAGCAGAAAGGAAAGACAATGCCGAACCCCTTTGGAAAGACACGCCCTGCCACGCAGCCTTATGCAATCTATCGCGCAGGCGATATGGTCTGGCATGTGTGCAAGACCTATAAGACGCCCAAGAACGAGGCCACAGATGCCTATGCGCGCTGGTTCGTATGGGCCAAGTCGCCCATGACATACGGCGAGTTTGAAGGCGGCGACACATACCGCGCCGAGGTGATACGGTATGGCCGCCTTGTGGCCGCCGAACCCGCGTGGCTTGAATTGATGCAAGATACCGGGTTCGTCGCGCACGGACACAAGGTTCCGACGGTCCAAGATTATCTGGCACAAGCGTGATGCACCGGTGACCTGCCCCGCAAGGGGCAGGCATCCCGTGCACCAGGCACGTTAACCAGAAAGAAAGGACAGACAATGCACCTGCATTACATCACCGATCCCGGCCATGGGTGGCTGCTTGTGACCGTCGCGCAGCTCGCGGAGGTGAACCTAGATCCGGGATCCTTCACGCGGTATAGCTATCGCAAGGGCGACACGCTGGCCCTTGAAGAGGATTGCGACATGAACACGTTTCTTGTGGCCTATCAGGCGGTCAAGGGCGAGACGCCATTGATCCGGGCCGAGCACCTTGACCATGATGCGCCGATCCGCTGGTGGCAGGGGCTTTGATCCATGGCCGTCGAATTCACGCTTTCAATTCGCAGTGACAATGAGGCCTTCGCGCAAGACGCGGGGGCCGAGGTCGCCCGGATCCTGCGGGCCGTGGCCGACATGATCGGGGCCGGGGCCGAGGGTCACATGCGCCTGATGGATCACAATGGAAACGGTGTCGGGCGCGCGTCGCTTGAAGTCTGGACGCGCCTCTAACACCGGGCCCGGGCCGCTGCGCGATGTTGAAAGCTGCGCGGCCCGGGACCTCTTACCTAACGCCAGGGGCGTCGGACCGCCCGACGTCTCCACCTGCCACGCCTTCGGGCGTGGCCTTTTTCTGCGCGGGCGCAGGGCCGCTGATACATAAAAGAGAAACAGAGGCGCAGGGCCGCAGGGCCGCAGGAAAATTGCCGCTTGTGCTCTGCTTGTGAATGTGAGACAATACACGCGGGCACTCATGCCCTTTAACACGAGGATAACATGCAACACGCTATCATATACAACGGGCCGAGCCTCTTGGATGGTAAGCCTATCGTGGTCATCGCGACCTATTCAAACCGCAACTCTAAGACGGGCCGGGTTGTTCAGACCTATATCCTCCGGGCCGATATCAATCCGCTGGAAGCCTCTAAGACGGGCGAAGATTATTCCATCTGCGGGGATTGCGTCATGCGCGGCACGCCGACATCGGATCCGGAGCGCAAGCAAGCAAAGGGCCGTCGCTGCTATGTCAACTTGGGCCAAGGTGTGCTGATAGTTTACAAATCTTTCCTGCGTGGCGTGTACCAAACCGGAGACGCGCGCGACATGGGCCGCGGGCGCTTTGTTCGCGTTGGCACGTACGGGGATCCGGGCGCGGTACCGTCGCAAGTTTGGGATGAGCTGCTAAGCGAGGCCACAACTTGGACCGCATACAGCCATCAATCCGGCTGGCGTCCCGACATCGCCATGCAATCCGCCGACACATACGCGCAAGCTTGGGCGCATTGGCGCGAGGGCCGTCGCACCTTCCGCGTGATCACCGGGATCGAACACCTAGACAAGGCGCACGAGGCCCTATGCCCGGCATCAAAAGAGGCGGGCCAGCGTGTGCAATGCACCGCATGCAAGCTTTGCAAGGGCGGCACCGCGGCAAAATCCATCGCAATCGTGGAGCACTAAGGGCAGGGGGCCGAGGCCCCCTATCCTACCTCCTCGGACACATGTGATCACAACAAAGGCGCAGGGCCGCAGGGCCCTGGGGCCTCGTGATCACATGCCAAGAGCAAAGGCGCAGGGCCGCAGGGTCTGTGATCACATGTCAGGGCGCAAGGTCCCGAGGCGCAGGGCGCAGGGCCGCAGAGTAATGATCCACACTCGCAGCCCGCAGGGCATCCCACACATCATCTATACCCCTGAACATCGATCCTCGGACCTCGATCATGGGTTTCGTAGCTAAATCAACAGCTTCCGAGCCAGAAAATAAATGAATGTACCCCGAAGCAGGGGCCTTTACCAAGAAAAACGAGAGGCCTCCGCGCGCCCAATATGCTGTGTGCCAAGCAACTTGATGCGGGGAGAGATTTACCCCGGAATTTTTGAGGACCTTTAATTCCACCCAAAACGGTAAGGATTTCCACAGCACATGCACGTCAGGGATGCCCCCGCCCGCCCTGTTTTCAATCCTCATCACGAGGGCGTCTTTGGGGCGGCTTGCCCGCATTGAGTTCCAGAAGTTCGCTTCGGGTCCCTTGCTCATGAGGCGTCACGTCCTTGATAGGCTGGGCATCCAGTTGGAAGGCCTGCGGATACTGTTGCTGCAACGCCATGAGGCGCGCGGTGATCTCGTCACGCGAGAGCTGGTCCATCGTGTTGATGTTCTCGCGGCGGTCAATCGTCAGCCCGCCCAGCGCGGACCTGATCTTCTCGGCGTTGATTGCTGCGGAGAATTGACCCGCTTTCTCCGCACCCGAAGAGAGCTTGGCAAGCCGCTCCAACTGTCCGATGGCGGTCACACCATAGCGGCGCTGCCGCTCCTCGCGCAGCTCTTGGATACACTCGACCACATGCGGGAAGTCTCGGCCATTAAGAAGCTTCTTGGAATACTCCGCAGCGACAACCTGAGAGAAGCCCGCGCGCCGGGCACACTCGGCACCAGAATAGATTCCCTCGGCGATCAGGTTTGCGAAAGTCTCTTGCCGATTGGACAGACGACCCTTGCGGGGGTCGGGTCTCCCGTTGGCCCTGAGGTACACACCGTCCGGATACTCTTCGTTCTCCACCCAGTTCTCCTCGGTCTTGTCCCAGTAGTCTGGCTTGTTCTTGTTGTACGGCATCCTGTCCTCCAAGATGTTGTTGTTCGAAACATACAACAGGCGAGGCCC